CTTAAAGTAGAAAATAACGTTAAAAAAGACTGAAAATAAAAAGTTCAGGAAATAAAACGAAAAAAAACAAAACACGTAGCATACACGTGTTTGTCGGAAAAGGAGGCCAATCAAACATCATAAAACTTAAACATTAAGAGGATGAGAGAGATTGCTTAAACGACGGGGAGCGATTCATAGGGATGCTTGGCTTGAACAAGGTTGTAGTCCGTTCCGAAGATGGTACGGAGGTTTGTCAAGTAGTAGTGCCTTGATTCGCCAAGTGCTGGTTCAGGCAGGTCATCAGATTCATACGGAGTGTACGTGTACGGGGACCAGACCAGAAGCAGGTTCCGGGGCATCGCCGGGACATTGTCTCCATTATCGGCATTGTCAGCACGGCTGACGGTGTTGAATCCTAGAAAGGACTGAACATACCGGAGGACAGTGACTCCATCAAGTAGAGTCATTCCTGGGAGAATGTTGCCAATGCGTTCTTCATTGATAGCGAGGTTGAATCGGGGGAGATTAACACGCAGTCGATTGTATAGGAACGACGAGGCAGGCAGGCGAGGAGTGGAATTGGGAGTAGCTCGAGAACGGGGCGGCAGTATGGTTCCAGCATTAACGGGATGGTAAGCGGAGCCAGGGCGAACATACTTGTACGGAATGGCAGAGTCAGCGAACATGCAGTTTTGCATGCCGAGTGATTTCATGGCATTGGGCATTTCGATAGTGGTTCCATCGAGTTCAAAAGATTCAATGATCTTTCCGGCAAGTAGTGGCAGGTGGGCAGTGATGGTTTGATCACCATCGGTGTCGAGCACTAAGACGCTTGGAACAGTGTGGATTTCTTCACTAAAATTGATCAGTGTGTTGTTGTCTACGCGGGGAAAGACGGCGGCATTCGCATTGTTTCTGAGGCAGAGAGGGAAGTTACGGATGATACTGTGATTCTGGGGCAGAGCGACTGGTTCAGTGGGGGCATCGGTGCGTACGTAACGTACGTCTTCGAGGTTGTGGGTGTGAGGAATTTCAGCTGCAGGGCGTTGAAGGAAACAGAAGTCTTGGGCACGGGCATCTTCAGAGATTAGTTGTTGGGCAGTAATGGCACGAAAGGTTTGAGCTTTGTTGGTGACTTCACTGTGGGACCAGGTGGGAAGAGCGTATGTGGAGTATCCATGTTTAATGATTGTTGAGGTGGTAGCATCAGCAATAAATTGACCAAGGCTGGTCTTACATGATACATCATCAGAGATAACGGCATGGACTGATTGTAGGACAACCTTTAATTCACGCAGATTAGCGGAAGTGGCTGAAAACATCAGATCATAAGCGTTAACGTTAGCAGAGGCAAACGTTGGAGCTTTGAATGATAGAGCGGCGAGGGAGGATCGGCGCTGAAAGTCGCGGAACAGGACAGGATTAATAACAGAAGAGAAAACTTGGTAAAGTTTTGAATTCATGTATTGAGCTTGGGTAATGTCAGCAGCGCTAAGGGTGATTCCAATAAGATCGGGAATGACGCAGGTGTAGGCTGGGTCAGTAATTGAGTAGAGTACTCTGGAGTAGAGGTCTCTAAGGACATCGATTTTGGAGGAGTTTCCGGGCAGTGTGGCAGTACAGTCATGAATTGCGGCGAACATATTCAAAGGATAAACACGTCCGAAGAATTGGTCGTGGTCATAGCCGGCGGCAGAGGGAATAAAGAAAACATTCTTTGTTCTTGCGGTTTCAAAGGCGTGAAACTGGGATAGGATGGGAATAAGGAACTCAGGTACAGGCAGGGTGGACAGAAATTTCACAAATTCAGATCTCCAGTTGGATTCGGCCCAGATACGGGCATGAGCAGACGGAGCAGGACGGACATTGAGGTCATTGATGAGGAAAAATCCATAGACAATGGACAGATGATACATGCAAATGGTGGCAACAGATGACTTGGAATGTTCACGTTGAGCAGTGGCGTTCGCGTGGCGAATCGCATTGAGCATAATGTACATCAGGATGGGAGTGAAGTTTGGGAAAACATCAATAATCCATTCATTGGATGAGTCAGAGCGGGCGGCGGTGTTGTCAGCAAAGAGTTGCAAAATGTCAGCAGAGGGGACAGGAGTTTTCGCTTCTTTGAATTCAATTATCACGTTCTTGCTTTTGAGGGCATCGAGACGGGAAGTGATGGTTGAGGAAGACATCTTAAAATTAGAGCAGAGGTTTTTCGAGGACTTGATAATATAGACGAATGTAAATTCTCAATAACTAAAGGCGGGGCGCTTTAGAAAAATCT